AGGTGCATCGTTTTCACGCTGTTGGATAACTGCCCACCGCAAATACCGTGCCGGTGGCATTTCCCCTGAGTAGATGCAGGACTTCACGCCCTTCTGCCCCATGTCCAAGATGTGCTGGTTTAGGATCGTAGATTTCCCCGATCCATTCCTGCCTGACCATACCGTGACCTCGCCCCCGCGCCAGCCTTTGATTTTTTCCGTCAGACCTTCCCATGCCGTCGGTATGCCAAACAGGTTTTTACCGGCCCTGAACAACTCCTGCACATGTTCCTCAAAGTGGGTCGGCGTTACCAGGGTGTCAGGCGAAATGATCTTTGCATCCGTGAAGCACTCGTTAATGGGTATCCCCTTAGTCAGGCATTCATTCGCATCCTTACCAGGGAGGGCAACGATTCTACATCGCCATAGCCCTAATTTTTGCGCCACTTCTCGCGCCGCTTCCTGCCCTGCTCCATCCATGTCAAAGCACAGAAAGATTTCCTTAAATGTTTCCAGGTATTCCCATTCCTGGTCGATCCATTGATAATTCTTTGCGCCCATCGGAACCGAAACAGCGTCCATGCCGTATCGGTAGAGGGCCATAGCGTCATACTCACCCTCGCAAATAATAAGCGTGCCGCTGTAAACCTGATCCCGATTGAAAAGTATCGGTTCCGCATCCCTCTCTGTCCGCATTTTCTTTTTGTCGGTAATTGATCGATACTTGACGTTAATCAACTCACCATTACGATAGTATGGCAGCATCACCGTGTCTCCGTCGAAAGCCCCGATACGGAAATGCCCCATTGTGTCGTCTGTAAATCCGCGCTTTCTGAGGTATTCAATAACCTGATAGGTTGGTTCTTTAATCTGCGTGGTTGGCTTTGTGTAGGCCCTCTTGGATGTGTTGAGAAACCGATCTTGCCTGTTGTTTATTGGTCTGTCGCCGTATATAGCGCGGAGTTGATTAAAAGAACCCTTGATTCCGCAGTTATTTAGGTGTAGGCAATTAAATGCGCCGGTGGTTAGGGATACCGCAAATTTGTTTTCAGTGTCGCCACACTGAGGGCAGTTCATAATTGCCTGATCGCCGCGCCTCTTTCCTGTCCAACCATGGCGCATGAGATATTCTCCAATGTTTTCTTCACTCATAACTCACACGCCTCCTTTCTCGCACTAATTCCGTCTGGCTCAATAACTGCGATAGAATCGACGTTGATTGTAATGCCGAGTTCAACCAGTTCAATGAATTGCGGCCTTGCTTCGCGCTTTTTAAGCAGTTCTTTATTCAGGCTATCTCTGGTTTGTTCCGTTATTTCGTATATGCTTCCGAATTTTGTTCTTATTGTGTAGTATTTCATATCCTCACCCCCTCACCACCGGTTGACCGTTCCTGCCTTTCCATGGAGTTCTGCATCCAGGTTGTTATGTGCCGCATAATTCCGCGTCGTGTTTTGCGCCGTTGTGGGTCAGCGAGATTCCATGCCCGTATGTTCCGAAGCTGCTGGATCGTATCTAAGGTTGGATAGAGTGATTGCAGTTCTTTAATGATTGCCGTGGTTGGTTGATAATTAGTTCCATCTAACAGTGGAATAGTAATACTATTTATTTCTATATCTTCTTCTGTATCTGTATCTGTATCTGTATCTGTATCTGTTGCGTTACTCGTAACGGTGTCATGCGTTAGTAACGCGTTACACTTTAATCTTTCTCTGTATTTTTTAACTCTTTCTCTGGTTTGCTCCCTATTATGCTCAATTTGTTCTAGTTTTTGATGCTTTGGAAAATTGAGAATATCAAGAGAGCCGCCATTGAATATTGAAATCATCTGATATTTCACAAACAAGCCAATACCTAACTCAACGGTTTTTTTCTCGATATCAAACAATCCAGACAGATCATCTATCGAGTAGGGAATATCATCGGCAATCTCAATAATACCAGGACGGCGGGACTTCATAGCGAGACACAAAAGCCCGACCCACAAGACAAAGAGGCTGTCCCCGTCTGGGAACGTGCGAATAATCCTAATTTTCTCGTCGTTTAGAATGTTAATGTCTAGCTTTAGCCAATCTACAATCATTTTTGCACCACCCCCTGCGGTGTCCTGGTATTAAACAGGCGGAAGCCGGTCCAGGGTTCCCGGTTTTCGGTAATGAGCCTATCCGCCATGTCTTTTCAACCTCTCCACGATCTCCGATAACTCAAAATTTTTATATTGAACTATTACTTTAGATTTTTCCTGTAACCCATCGAATATAAAGCCCATATCCAGCCACATGACGGCGTTAAATTCTTCTGGCCTGGTGTGTGCAAAACTATGGCAATCCCGGCACAATAAAATCCCATTATCAATGTCAAACCTTACCGACATATTGCGACGGCTGAAAATATGATGGGCCTCTTCGCCACGGTTGCAGCAGCCGTTGTACTGGCAGCGGCCGGCGCCTCTTTCCTTGACGATCCACCGCCAGAGGGCGTCACACTGTTCAATCCGTTTTTTCCTGTCGGTCTTGGGTTTCATTTGAAAAGCAACCCCTCAGAGAAGGCAATGGCTCCCAAAAAATCACCGTCTTGTAAAAACCCATCAACGCCACCCGCATTTAGCAGCTCTTTGGGCATCTGTGCTTTTGAAAGTGATACGGAATAATATTCGCCGCCGTAATAATCCTCATCGTCCTCTTTGTCCCAATCACGACCGCGCTTCACAGCCTCACCGCATACGGCTCAATGTAAAATTCATCAGCGGCCTTACAGTTATCGCAGCGCCTGATACTTCTTTTGTCTGGAGTCGGGAAAGGTCGCCCACATTGCAGGCAGGGGATGATGGTGAAATTTTTATCTGCTACCGGCAGTCGTGGATTGTATTTACGAGGTCTTACACGGTGACGCCCTGGAACGTATTCTCTTGCCGTCATGGAAATGTAGGAGATATTCACATCAAGATCTTCGGCGCATTCCCTCAAGGGCGAATCGGGATGGGTCAAAAGGTGGGAAATGATTTTTTGTTGCATTACGGATGGACTGTGCACCTCTCTACGGGGTTTTGTCCCGACAATGCCTATCCGTTCACCCGTCGCCCGTTCATAGCCTAAAATCGTGCCTGAGATAGTTGAGGTTGGCCATCCGTTCACTTTCTCAATATCGACATATCGCATGCCCTGATGCTCTTTTACAAAGTTGATTATTTCCCATTGATATTCGCTGAAGGTTCCTTCTTTGTTTTGCTTTCTGGCCAACGATCACCCCCTATTTGCCGTAGTATTCAAACACCTTATCCCAAAAAACAATATTGCCGCCAGACTTTCCATTGACAACTCTCCAAAGAGAAACGTAATTAACCCCGATCCTGGCGGCGAGCTTTTGACAAGATTTAGTAGCGTCGGATTCCTTTTGCAGGCGAATTAAAATGTCGTGTCGTGTTTTCATGGCCCATAAATTACTACTTTGAAAACAATAAGTCAATGACAATTATTTATTGCAATCCTGTAAAATATATCTTGACTTTCTTCCGCACCTGTTTTAGTATCGGGCCAACAGAAACAATCGGCGGTTTACGGGCCGCAGGTACAGGGATGAGACAAAAAGGGAGGATGCCATGAAATTCGCACTTGTAACAGCAACAATGCTCATATCGAGCGTGATTTTGGTCCTAGCCGTCAACGCCATTTACAAACTGTTCACTGCACTTTCATCGCAGCTCCCGTTTTAGGATGGCAACAGTTCTTTTCAGCAAAGGGGGTGGTTATCTCGATCAATTAACTAAATCGTGGATAACAGGAAAAAGGGGCGGGAGTGGATAACCCGCCCCGTAATTAAAGGAGGCAATCATGAAATTTGAAATAAAGAATAGATGGACGGGCGATATAATTATCTCGGTAGAAGCCGGAAGTTTTAAGTTGGCAGTGGAGATGGCTGTGTGTGGGAACACGGACCTTTCCTGTGCGAACCTTTCCTGTGCGAACCTTTCCGGTGCGTACCTTTCCTGTGCGAACCTTTCCTGTGCGAACCTTTCCGGTGCGTACCTTTCCGGTGC